ATGCACCACAACTTATGCAAGCTATGAAGCTTGCTTATGAAGATGAATTAGCAAGAGCATTAGCAGAAGATGGATCTGCTTCTAGCACATATATTACACCAAAAGCATACTACCCAGGAGCATAATGGCAGATTACGGAAGTTTTAAAGATTTTATTGAAGGCACAGGAGACGAGGAACTTTTAGATCTTTATATAGAAGGTTTAAAACTAAAAGATTTTTCGAAATTAGAAAAAAAATTAAAAGAAAAAGGATATCAACCTGGAGAATATGCTATGGGTGGAAGTGTTGGAAAACCTATGGGAGCTGGAGGTAAATAATGTCTAGATATGCAACAGGTAAATACGCAAAAGCAATATCTGATAGATCAGGTATGGAGTTTCCATACAGAGAAATGGTTAGAGAGTGGAATGGTGCATTTGTTCACTTTACAGAATTTGAACCAAAACAACCACAATTAGAACCAAAACCAAATGGTGCTGATGGCGTTGCATTATTAAATACAAGAACAGATAGAAACGAACCACCAACAGCAATTCTTTTACCAAAAGATCCTTTTACAGTAACAAATGGAAGTGCAACTTTAACTGTAAGTTTACTTAATCATACTTTAGAAGTTGGAGATTTTGTTTTATTTTATAACCCAGCTAGTAATGATCCTACTCAAAGTTTTAATTTAGGAAGTAATCTATTTCCAATATTTGCAATAGCAGATGCAATAACAGCTTCAGCAACAACTGCTACGTTTGATTCTAATACAAATTTTCCTGGAACAGGTTTTTATTTTATACAAAGTGCAACTGCACCAAGTTCAACAAATCCTGACTATGTTCCTGTAATTCAAAGAGAAGTTATACAATACACAGGCACGTCTGGAGCACAAACTATAACAGGTTTAACTAGAGGTACTAATGCACCTTTTAGAGGTCAAACACCAGAAAGCACAACAGCAACTGCGCATGCTATCGCTAATGTTTTTCCAGGTTTAGAAATACAATCTGTAACTACAAGAACAGAGAACACAGGTGCTATGCCAGCTACAAAAACAGTTAATACAGGCTTTACTGTTACCTTGCCTTATAACGCAGTTGGTAATATAACAGGTGGTGGAGAAAACATTTATGTTAGTCCAATGATAAGAGGTATATTATGATAAGTTATATTTGGAATAAAATTAAAAATATATTTAAACCTAAAAGACAAGAACCTGTTGTTTTACAACAAGAAATAAAACCAGAGCATTGTACAAAACACAATAGGTTTAGAAAAAGTTGTCCAACATGTAAAGAGGTTATAGCATAATGGCAGGTATAAGTTACAGCACTTTAGTTACACAACTTAGAAACTATACAGAAACAGATTCAAATGTTTTAACAACTGATATATTAGAGAACATAATCTTAAACGCACAATATAGAATCATGAGAGATGTTCCTATTGATGCAGATAGAAAACAACAAGATGGTAATTTAATAACTGGTCAATCAACAATTAATGCTCCAGCAGGATCCTTATTTATTAGAGGTATACAAGTCTACGATTCAACCTCTGCTGTAACAGGAAATAATGTTTGGCTAGAAAAAAAAGATATTACATATTTACAACAATACGTACCCTCAACAGAAACTGCAAAAAGAGGGCAGCCTAAATACTATGCAATGTTTGGTGGTGCTACAGGAGACAGTGACACTACATCTGGAAGAATGATGTTTGCTCCAGTCCCAGATACAACCTATAAATTTAGAGTCCATTTTAATAAAATGCCAGCTACTTTGGAGTCTAGTAATCAGACTAATTATATTAGTATGAATTTTCCTAATGGATTATTGTATTGTTGTCTATCAGAGACATACGGGTTTTTAAAAGGCCCAATTGATATGTTGACACTTTATGAAAATAAGTATAAACAAGAGGTACAAAAGTTTGCTAATGAGCAAGTTGGTAGAAGACGAAGAGACGACTACACAGATGGCGCTGTTCGTATTCCAGTTAACTCGGCAAACCCATAGGAGATAAAATATTATGGCAATATCATCAGCGGTATGCACAAGTTTTAAAGTAGAACTTTTAAAAGGAGTTCACAACTTTTCTGCTTCAGGCGGCGACACTTTTAGAATAGCTTTATACACTAGTTCTGCATCATTAGGTGCAGGTACAACAGCTTATTCAACTTCAAACGAAATTTCTAATACATCAGGATCTGCTTATGTAGCAAAAGGTGCAGCACTTACAAGTGTTGATCCAGCTGCATCAGGTACAACAGCTGTTTGTGATTTTAATGATGTAAGTTACACAAGTGCATCTTTCACAGCAAACGGTGCATTAATTTTTAATGATACTGCTTCTGGTGATCCAGCATGTGCTGTTATCGCATTTGGTGGTGACAAAACCGTATCTAGTGGAACTTTTACAATTCAATTCCCTACAGCAGACGCATCAAACGCAATCATACGATTAGCATAAGGAGGTCTTCCTTATGGCCAATACTTGGAACCAATCAGGCACAACCTGGAGTACCGGTCGTTGGGGCACAACTGAAGCTATTATAACTGGTTTTGGTGCAGACACATGGAACGATGGTGGTTCTTGGGGTCAAGCTAATGACGAAGTAATACTTTTAACAGGTCAATCTATAACTTCATCTTTAGGTACACCTATTGCATCTTCTGAACAAGGTTGGGGTAGATCTGAATGGAGTCAAGAGCCTTGGGGAGAAAGTAATAGTCCTGTTGTATCTGTAACTGGAGTATCAGCAACAGCATCAGTAGGTTCTTTATCAGCGTTTAATGAACAAGGTTGGGGTAGAGATACTTGGAACTTTGAAAGTTGGGGTTTCTCTGGTTTAACTGTAGAATTAGATGGTCAAGAAATTACATCTAACTTAGGTGTTAATAGTTGGAGTAATGGAACTTACGGTGAAAATGGTTGGGGTATGTTTACACTTAACCCTGCTGATGTTATGGGAGTAACCGGAGTTTCTGCAACATTCTCAATTGGTTCACCAACAGTTATATTATCACCAACAGTTTCATTAACAGGAGTTTCTGCAACTGCTTCTGTTGGAGAATTAGATCCAGCTCAATTAACATTAGGAATATCAGGAGTTGCTACAACTTCTGCAGTGGGTTCTGTAACACTTGACTTAACTTCTATAGCATCATTAACAGGAGTTTCTTCAACAGCTGAAGTTGGTGATCTAATAGCAGGTATTGTAGAATTTATACCTGTAACAGGCGTTGCAACAACCTCAGCCGTAGGATCAATAGATCTTGACCAAATGCTTGTAGGATTAACTGGAGTGTCTTCTACGTCGTCCGTAGGGGCAATAACACCTGCAGATGTAATGGGCTTAACAGGTGTTGAAACAATTAGTTCTGTAGCTACTTTTGGAACTGCTACAGGTTTTGGAATTCAATCGTATCAAGATGTTGACACGGGATCAAATACAACGTATAGTGACGCTGCATAGGAGATAAAAATTATGGCATCAACATACACACCTTTAGGGGTAGAACTTCAAGCAACTGGTGAAAATGCCGGTACATGGGGAACAAAAACAAATACTAATTTACAAATCATCGAACAAATTTCTGGTGGTTTTACACAACAATCAATTGCTGGTGGTGCACAAACAACAGCTTTATCTGTTTCTGACGGATCAACTGGTGCAGTTTTATCTCATAGAATGATTGAGTTTACAGGTTCAATATCTGGAAACCAAATCGTAACTATTCCTTTAGATGTACAAACTTTTTATATTTTAAGAAATTCAACTTCAGGATCACACACAGTACAATTTAAATATGCTTCTGGTTCAGGAGATTCTTTTACTTTTGCAGCAGATGACAAAGGTGATCAATTAGTTTTCGCAACAGCTAATGATGGAACTAATCCAGATATCGCAACTTTAAGTTTTGGAGATGGTGATGTAACACTTACTGGAACACAAACTTTAACAAACAAAACTTTAACAGCTCCTAAAATTGCAGATGCAGGTTTTATTGCAGACGCAAATGGTAATGAACAAATTATATTTCAAACAACAACTTCAGCAGTAAATGAATTAGAAGTAACTAATGGTGCAACAGGAAACCCACCAATTATTGGTGCGAGTGGAGAAACTAACGTTGATGTTCACATTAAACCAAAAGGAACTGGAGAAACTAGAATTGGAACAGGGGCAGCTGCAGCAACTTTAACAACAAGTGGTGCACATGATCTTGTTTTAGATACAAACTCAGGAACTGACTCAGGTTCAATAACAATTACTGATGCAGCAGATGGTAATATTAATATAGCACCAAATGGTACTGGTGTTGTTCAAGCTGGTGGTTCAGCAATTAAAGTTGCAGGTAAAGAAACTATATGGGTACCAGCAATTTCAATATATCCTAACACTACAAATGGTGCAGAAGCTGCACAAGTAGAATTAGGAAACGGACCAGAATTAAAAGTTTTAGATTTTGACAAAGATTCAGATGAGTTTGCACAATTTGCTGTTGCTTTTCCTAAATCATGGAATGAAGGCACGGTAACTTTTCAAGCATTTTTCACAGCCACTTCGACAAGTACTGGAACAACTTCGTGGGCTTTGCAAGGTGTTGCATTAGCAGATAATGGAGACTTAAATACTGCTTTTGGTACTGCAGTTGCACCTACAGCAAAAGCACATAGTGGTACATCAAACGATTTAGACGTAACAGCAGAAAGTGGAGCAGTAACAATAGCGGGCTCACCTAGTACAGATGAGTACGTATTTTTTCAAATATCAAGAGATGTTTCAGCAGATGATTTAAATGCTGATGCAAGATTATTAGGTATTAAATTATTCTTTACTACTGACGCTGCTAACGACGCATAAGGAGCTTAAGAATGAAAGATGTAAAAACCCTTTTTTCAACACCGGGCTCATTTGGAGCAGGTTCAGGTAAAAGTTGTAGAAGCACGCCTTCTCATAAAGGCAAATCATTCGGTTATCAAATTTTAGGTTTTGGATCAGGATCTTCAGGACCTGCTTATGTTGAAGCAACCGGAGGTAATTCTACATTTACCGTAGGTGATTATAAAATTCATGTATTTACAGGAGACGGAAACCTTTGTGTAACATCACAAGGTAGTTCAGCTGGTAATGAAAAAGTTGATTATTTAGTAGTTGCTGGTGGCGGAGCAGGAGGCCCTGCAACAGGAGCCGGCGGAGGTGGCGGAGGTTATAGAGAATCTCAAGACCCAGCTACAACTCCACTTTGGACAGGATCTCCTCTTGCAACTTGTGCATCTTTAACTGGTATCGGTGTAGGTTCACTTCCAGTAACAGTTGGAGCTGGAGGAACAGGTTTTACTCCGTCCCCATCAGATTCAACAAGAGGCGGAAATTCAGTTTTTAGTTCAATTACATCTACTGGCGGAGGAGCTGGCGGATCACCACATAGTGGCTCTCCAGCACCTGGAGGAGGAGCAAATGTACCTGGTGGTTCTGGCGGTGGATCTGGTTATGGAGCTAGTGGATTCGGTTTAGGAAACACACCTCCAGTTAGTCCACCACAAGGAAATCCTGGTGGTGTTGGAGGCCCTCACGCAGGCGGAGGGGGCGGTGGAGCAGGCGCAGCCGGCGGATCACCACAAACAGCTGGTGGAGCTGGAACTTCATCAACAATCGCACCATCTTCTTTTGGTGTTCCTGCATGTTCAACTTTCTTCTATTCAGGAGGAGGTGGAGGAGGAACTGACCAACCCGCAACACCTGGAGGACCTGGTGGAAAAGGTGGCGGAGGCCGAGGCGGAGATAGACACCCAGGAGGACCTGGACCAAAACAAGGGGTAGCAGGAACTGCTAACTCTGGAGGAGCTGGAGGAGGAGTAGGATTACCCGCTCCAGGAGCAACTGGAAACGCTGGTGGTAGTGGAATAGTAGTAATAAGGTATAAATTTCAAAATTAATTATGGCACACTTTGCAAAAATATCAGAAGACAATAGAGTTTTAACGGTAAACGTTGTTGCCGATGAACATTGTACAAATAAAGATGGTGTTGAAACTGAAGCTGAAGGTCAATACTGGTTAGAAAAATGTCATGGTTGGCCACAACAACTTTGGAAAAAAACTTCTTACAACACTGTACTTAATACACATAAATTAGGAGGAACACCTTACAGAGGAAATTATGCTGGCATAGGTTATACTTGGGATGAGGCAAATCAAATTTTTTGGCCACCACAACCTTTTCCATCATGGACAAAAGATTTAGCTAACGCTAAATGGATATCACCATTAGGAGAACAACCTGCATTAACTTCAGAACAAGAAGACTCTACTGAGAATAGTTGGCTTTATGTTTGGGACGAAGATGCTTATCAAGCAGACAACTCAACCGGTTGGGTATTGACAGATATAAACGCATAATATATAAGTTTTCAAAACATATATAGATATGCAAAAGAAAGTATTAAGTGAACAAGGAATATATTTTGGCGAAGTTAAAATGCCTAAAGGTTTTGACATTAATCGATTTGATTTGATTTTGTCTGGTTTTTCTTCTTTATTAAAAAATGAAAAGATTAAATTTTCAAAAAGTTTTGATCAATTAAATAAATACATCATAGAACATATTAGACTTAATTATAATGTAAATTTAATTAATCAAGATACTTGGTTTGACATGTTTTCATCTAATGAAAAAACTGACCCCTTATTAAATGTAGATCCTGTAGATTTAAGAAATTCTCCTGATTATACTTTGTTGTATGGATTAGGCACATCTAATTGTCATGTTAGAGTGTATTTCGATGATAATAGAAGAAAAGGTAGAAGTTATGATATGGAACTTGAAAACAATCATTTTATTTTATTTCCCTCAAACAATATGTATGTCATTAACAATAAACAAGAAGACACATTAAATTTT